GACTCCCGTGAACTCCGCCGGGTTGGGCTGAGCCTTGGACGAGAATCGTCCAGAGGGAAGCTGGTCGCCCTTCAGGCCACGCTTGGTCTGGGATGGAGCCCCACCACCCTGAGCCTCTGTCGGCGTACCGCGGACTCCCGCGGTGTTGCGTAGACGCTTGGATGCTGGCATGCTACACCTCCACGGTCAGAGAAACCTCGAAGTAGTCGGTCACGGTCGCGCCGTTGAGCGCGGTGATGACTACTGGACCCTGCGCGATGATACCTGTAGTGGCCTCGGCGGCGGCACGTACGGCTCCCGTTGAGTCTACCTTGAGGGAAGTCAGGCCAGTGGCCGTGTCGTCCTCGGCAGGAATGAGCGTAACCGTCGCCGTCTTGTAGTCGCGGTCGGCCGCGTCTAGGTAAACAACGACGCCTCGCGCGTCCACAATCTGAATCTTCATCAGCGCGTCGGTACCGCCTGCGGCCTTGGCCGAGCTGGCCCAGTTACGCGCGACGATTTCCACGATGCGGGCGTACTTGGCGCCTAGACCAAGCGTAGGAAGAATCTGCGAGGCGGTCAGCGTTACAGCAGCGGTGGTACGCTTCTTGAGGGTCATGTCTTCACTGTCTCCTTGCGGCTCTTCTTAGCCGCCTTTGGCTGTGGTACCGAGAAGCCAGCGTAGCGCTCTCTCGCCTGGAGTCCAGGTCGAGGGAAGTTCCTCAGGATGAGGGGCCTCCCTTGGTTCGCCTCCTCCGCGAGGAGGTACACTTCTAGCAGACCGCTGGGCAGGTCCGCCATGCGGTCCACCGCCGTTGACGGCGTCCACTTGGACAGGTCTGCTACGGCCCGGTCGAACATCCTGCGCCACGATACCTCGCGCGGTGCCTCCTCCCGCTCTGTAACGGTCGGACCGGTCCACACGCGGTTGTGCGGCTCGATGGGATGCGAAATCTCATCGTTGCCATCCTGCGAAGGAACAACGTCACGCGGCATGAGCCCCTTTCAAGGTGCGGGGGGACCCGAAGGCCCCCCCTCACACTTACGAGCTTACGACGTTGATGATGCGGCCGTGAGCCCTGCGGCAGTCGGTGATTAGCTCACCCATGAACAGGACCTTCGCGGTGCGAGCGTCCTGGTTGATGGGCTCCTTGAACTCGCCCATCAGCGCCCAGCAGTCTGCGTGGCGCACGAACTCCAGGTGAGTGGAGTTGAGCATGTACCACTGGTTTGCCGGGCAGTCGTCGTCGAAGACAACCTCGCCGCCCTTGAACGCGACAGCCTCGAAGCCGAGGTCCGCCATGCTGGTGTTGTTGAAGCGCATGTTCGGGAGAGCAAGCGCCTCGTACGCCTCCAGGGCGTTCTGGTCGGTTACGTGGAAGTCGGGGCGGCTCTTGGAGATACGAAGGTCATTACGCTTCGTGTTGAGCACGCGCACGCCATCCAGCGTGGTCAGGTCTACACCGTTGGTGATGCTGGACCTCCACCACGTCTGACCGTCAGCATCGTTGTCGATGCCGCCGAGCGTGGTCTTGCCAGTAGCACCGGTGGTGATACCATCACCGACGATAGACGGGACAGAGAGGAAGTCCTTGCCCGCGTTACCCTCAGTGGTGACGTTGGCGAACAGCATCGAGTTCAGGTCATCCTCGACCGAAACACGGAGCTGCTCAATCTTGGCCTGTAGCAGGTTGATGATGCGCGAGCTACCTGCGTTGAGGCGCACGTCACGGCCGGAGATGGTCACCGAACCAGCGTACTGCTTCCAGGGGTACTCGGCGTAGCCGAACCCGTCCTGGGGCGTGGTGTCGATGAGGTCGTAGCCGCTGTACGAACCAACAGTATCGTTGAATCCGAACAGGACCGGCCTACGGATGGTTAGTCCGCCGTCCTCGGTCACACGAGCCTTGAGGTTCAGATACGCTAGGAGCGGTAGCTCCACGGTAATCTGGTCCGCAAGGACCGGACGCACCTTGTCAAAGGTGGTGGAAATCAGCTCGTCGAGCTGTGCTGCGGGGGTAGTGTCAGCCATTCGTAGTTACTCCGAAACCGTGAACACACGAGTTCGTTGTTCAGGGTTCGCCTCTGGCCCCCGCGTGAGAGTTAGTCCTTGAACGTGATACCCAGCTCCCGCATGGCCGCGTTGGCGGCCTCGCGAACAGCGTCCTTCACGTTCTTGCTTTCCAGCCTGGGCTCCACGCCGACCGAGGTCTTCGGACGGACAGTGGTAGCGCTCTTCTTCGCGGCTATGCGGGACGACTTCAGGCGCTCACCGAGCGCCTCGTTGACCGCAAACCGGATAGGTCCTGCCTTGGCCCAGTACGCCGCCTCGGGGTCCGTGATGCCGTTTGTGGCGGCATACTCCAGGACCTCGATGCGTTCGACGGGCAGCTCTCCGAACTTCGACTCTAGGCCGTCCAGCGCCGTCTCCCACGTACGCTGCATCGCGTCGGTAGCGGTAGACGTGCTGACTCGCTCAACCGTCTGGGTGAGCGCGAGAACCTTGCGGGTTAGAGCCAGATTCAGCTTTGTCGCCTGCGGGTCTAGCGCGTCTTCCAGGTTGATGCCCAGCGCCTCAGCGAGCTGCTCATCACTGAGCGTCGAGAGGTCAGGCTGCTCCTGCTCTGCCACGACTGCGGGTGCTACCGGCGGGACCGGCTCACTGTTCCGCAGCGCAGCGTTCTCACGCTGGAGCTTTCCGATGTGCTGCTGGGTCTCCGTAAACTCGCTGATGAACGTCTTGCGAGCCTCGTCGTCCGGCAGAACCGAGAGGTCTATGCCGTACAAGGAAGTGGGGACGGGAGTTTCCTCCGCGGCCTCTTCCTCCGGCGCAACTTCAGTTTGGACCTCCTGGGAGACAGGAGTGGGCTTCTCCTCCTTAGCCGGGTCCTCGACCACCGGAGTGGTTGTAACCTCGGTCGGGGCTGGAGTCACCTTACCAGCTAGTTCAGCTTCGGCTGCTGGTACCGCCGCCGCGATTGCGTTGGCGAGCGTGGCATTTCCCATGTCGTACCTTTCTGCGGCTGTACCCTCGAAGGGCCTCGGGCGCGGTTGCACGGGGGTGATACTGAGTCGAGAGGCAGGGAGTCGAACCCTGTCTGTCCGGGACACAACCGGACGTGCCGCCGTAACACTTCCTCGCGGTAGTCGCGGACCTGGGAGTCGCACCCAGCTTTCCGGCTTATGAGACCGGACAGCTCACTGGAGCTATACCCGCGGAGCCTCACCCCATGGATTCGAACCACGACGCCCAGGTTCAGAGCCTGGTCTCCTACCGTTAGAGTAGGGTGAGAGGAGCTGTGACGGGAGGATTCGAACCTCCATCAAGCGGGTAACAACCGCCCGTCCTACCATTGAACGACACCACAAAGTTCTGGGTGCAAGCACCTATTTCCTGTCACATAGCAGACCCAGAAGGGGTTGAACCCTCATCACTCGGTTTGGAGCCGAGCATCCTGCCATTGAACGATGGGTCTGTAACTGCGGCTTTGTTGGATGCGGCAACCGCGAGGCCGCGCAGAAGTATTAGCTTCTCACTACGTAGGTGAGCGCGTCAAGGTACATGCCTATTACCGCTGGTCGCGCCGGTGATTTAGGCTCCCGGGAGGGCTACCCCGCGAGACTCAGAAAGCTGCCCGGCCGCCTGCGGGGAGAACGGATTGCCACCTTGCGCCGCGGCGAGTAGCTCCGGCGGAATGGCTCCCTGGTTCGTGGCTGCGGCCAAGGCCTGCGCGTCGAGCGGACCAGGAACGGCGGCTGCGCCAGGCATGACGCCCTGCGCGGCCTGTGCCTGGGAGGCCTGGTTCTGGAGGTTGCCCATCACCTGCTGCTGCTGCTCCTCGGGGAGGTTCAGGATGGTGCGGATGATGCGCCTGGGGATGTTCATCTCCGTGAGCACGTAGCGGAGCATCTCCACCACCTTGACCGGCGAGGACCCATCCGGCCCTGGCTGGGCCAACGGGCCTACCACGTTTAGGGTAGCTAGGGCGTTATCCCTGCGCGTAGCCCAGCTCTTGGGCTCCTGCGGGGTCAGGGAGATGTCGAGCTGGAAGTCGCCGAGGATGTCCTCGGCCTTCCACGACCACGCCACGTCTCCGGCCTCATCGGCCAGCTTCACCACGCGCTCCTGCTCGTAGAACATCTGCATGAGCTGGAGGATGCGCTGGGCGATGGCTAGCCAGAAGTTCTCTAGGGTGGTGCGCTTCTCAGACTGACGGGCGGCGGAGGCACTGACGACCTCGCTCGTCTCGGTCGCCGTACGCTTGCGGTCAGGGAAGAGGCCGCGCATCAGCTCGGACACGCCGACGGCGTCCCTACCCTGCTGCTCCAGCTTCTCCGGCATCTGGAACATCTCGCTCATCAGCGCCGGGGGCTTCAGCTCGATAACATCGGTCGTCGGGTCGAAGCCTTCCTCCAGCTCGACCACCGCGCCGATTTCCTGGGAGCGCATCGCCTCCTTGCCCGCGGCCGTGAAGGCGCGGCTCTTGGCGAGCATCTTAGGCGCCGCACGCTCCAAGTAGGTGGCGAGGCGGGAGTGGTACAGGTCCTTCTCCTGAAGGGTGTGCAGCAGCGCCTCGGTCTCCGAGACGCCGCGGACCCGCGTACTAGTGTGCCTCAGGATGAGGGGCACGAACGGGCTCTTGTCCTCGACATCGGGGTTCAGCGCGAACGGGTTGACCGTCTCGTTCAGCAGGAAGGTGGCGCCCTTCGCGTAGGTGCAGACGTTGCCCGTCTCGAAGTCGTAGACGGTGTAGACGGTGACGCGCTCGTCCTCCGTGGTCGGAGTGGCAGTGTCTCCGAGGATGCCCTTCTCGATGGTGGTGTCCGCCTTCAGCGCGTCGAGCTTCTTGGTCTGGCGACGGGCGGCGGCATACTCCTTGAAGAGGGGATTCTCGTGCACCTCCTCGGCGAGCATGTACTGCTTCTGCGCCACCCAGCGCACGTCCGAGAACCTCTTAGCGGTGGGGTCCAGCAGAACCATGTCCCAGGGGACATAGTCCACGACGATACGGTCAGCCACTACCGTGGTGCGCTTCTCAGACAGCGGGACCTGCCCCATGATGTCGAGGGCGTCCGGCGCCCCTTCGACGCCCTCCGCCTCCTGGATAAGGTTGTAGACCTCGTTCCGCACGTCCTCGTCCGGCCGGGGAACCTCCTCCTCGGTCTCGTAGTATTCGTAGCCGACCTTCGCCCAGCCGATGCCCCCGACCAAGCTGTCCTTGACCGCGTCGTTGCCACGGGCGTTCACGTCGCACTCTTCCCACTCGTGGGACAGCGCGGCCTGGGCCACGTAGGCCTGGTCGTCCGTAGCCGTGCCCTTGGGGGTCACGGAGAGGTCAACCTCGACGGCTGTCATCGAGCTGTAGAGGGAGTCGATGATGCCGATGAACATGGGCGTGGAGCCGGAGACGTTGTGGCCGGACTGCGACATCGCCTCAGCGCGGGCCTTCGCCTCGTAGCGGGACCAGAACGTACGTACCAACGGGTGCCACTTGTCGTTCTCGGCCTCGGCCTGGCGTAGGCGGTGCTCGTAGACCTTGACCTTGTCCTCGTCCGTCTTGTACTTGCGGTACTGCGCAACTGCCATTTAGTGGCTCCTTACCGGCTTAGCGCCAGTGTCGAAGAGACGGCCTTCACGTTCTACGAGGATGCCCGGCTCCCAGTCGGCCATGGGGTTCGGCTTCGGCTGCCCAATCCAGCCAGCCACGTCGCCGCGGAGAATCTGGTCGCGGAAGTAGCCCACGGTGCCAGGCCCGGGCGGGGGGATAGAAGGCTTCTTGTCGCGACGGGGGAAGACCGTGAACATCACGGTAGCCCAGTAGCGAAGCCCGTCAGCGTAGTGCGAGGTCCAGTCGTGGACAGCCACGTTACCGATGCGGATGCCGTTGTCGTCCACCTTCCACTTGTGGGAGGAGATGGCAGCCCCTAGACGGGCGGCCTTACGCTGGTCCACGAGGACGCGGTCAGCTTCCATCATGTTCGTGAGGATGCGTACGCCGTAGTCCTGCGGCTTGCGCGGCGGGGTCGTGATGATGACGTTGTGCTGCGAGAGGTCCTCGATGATGGAGGTCTTCTTGCCCGGCGCCCGCTGGTTGCCCGCGGGGTCTCCCACATTCAAGTGGGGTCGGCGCCCGTCGAAGTTCTCGTCACAGTACCGGTTGAACGCTAGCGCCCACTGCTGTGAGGTCCAGTCTTGGGCCTCGATGCACCCGATGAGACGCGCGATGGGGACGAACTCGCTGTCGCCAGAGGGGAGCTTCTTCGAGCGCCAGTCTACCTGCGCGAACGAGACGACCCCTAGGTCGCCCATCCCGAAGTCCCACATGCTGTACAACTCCATCTCGGCGTTGTACGGAACCTGGGTGATGCAGGTGTTCGGCTTGAAGTTGAAGAAGACCGCGCCCTCGGTCACGCCGATGAACTCGCCGAAGACCTCCTGGCGCAGGAAGGCGCCCTCGTACTCCTTGAACAGCTCGTCGATGTACTCGTTGGGGAGGTGGTCGGCGTTCTCGTACGTCGAGGCGCCGAACCAGACCGCACCCTTGGTGCGGAGCGGGGAGTCGGGGTGGAACTTCTCCCACATCCAATCGAAGCCGTTGGGCGTCGAGGCGACCCAGCCCGCCATGTGGAACCCTGTCTGGCGGAGACGGCCCCAGAGGACCTTCCAGGCCTGACCGGAGACGTGGCGACCCTCGTCGATGAAGTACCAGGTCAGCTCCAAGCCTCGCATCCAGTTGGGCTTGTCCAGCGAACGGAACAGTATGCTGGCCTCGTGCTTGCACTTCTGCCGGTCGGCGCAACCGCAGTTGGCCACGAGGCGGGCCTTCTTGCGGGACGCGACCCAGCTCGTCTCCTGCTTGCCGGTCTTCCAGAGTCCGGCCCCGTCCATCATCTCGAAGAACTGCGGGAGGACCACGTCCTCCAGCACCGGGTAGTTGATGGCCGCGATGCAGCCGCGGGGGCCGTGGAACTGGTCCTTCGGCATCGGCTGTTGGCTGAACTTCAGGCCGCGCGCGATGCCGCTGAACGTCTTGCCGGAGCCCAAGCCGCCGATGTAGGCGCTGGCGCGGGCCTCGTTGCTGACGAAGTCCTTCTGGTTCCCAAACCTGGTCAAGTTGGCGCCCGTCTCAGCAGTACGCTTACTTAGCGTAGGACAAGATGGGTCCGAGTGGTGGCCGCGCCTGCCGGAGCAGTCGGGGCACTCGTAAATGAAAGAGCCCCTACAGCTTGAGCACGTCCACTTCTCGTCGGGGTCCTCCGGGTCTACCGGACGCTCCGCGCCGCATGACGGGCACTGCTGAAGGGCCTCGAACGCGGAAAGGTCCTCGCCCGCGCTCCAGAACTCATTCATCCTGAGGGTCTTCACGTTACTTCATCCCCAACTTCTTCCGCACCGCATGTTTGGTCCCGGCGCTGAAGTGCGCGTTGGTGATGGCCGCGGAGGACGACTTCGAGTGACCTGACGCACGCAGACCCTCGTACATGTGCCACCACGCGGGTGAGTGTCCCATTCCTGGCATAGTGCCTCCAGCAGGAGTCGAACCTGCGCGCCCCGGGCTTCAACCGGGTGCTCTGCCAACTGAGCTACAGAGACTGGTGTAGGAGGACGGAGTCGAACCGCCACAGCCTCGACGGGTGGGTTACAGCCACTTGGGCTCGCCAATGCCCAGCACCTACGTCCCATGCCGCCGAGTCGAACGGCGTACGCTGCGCTTAGGGGGCGCGTCGTGTTTCCGACTTGCACGGGGTACCGTGCAGCTCCTAGGAGTTGGACCTAGCACAGGATGCTTATCAGGCATCCCCGCACGACCGGTGCGCGAACTGCGTACACGAGGGTGGGGTTGAACCACCAGAAGCCCGGATATAAGCCGTGCCGCAGAACCGTCCGCACTCGTGCTCGTGAGCCCCCGGGGATTCGAACCCCGTCCTGCTGGGTAAGGGCCAGGTATGCTGCCAATAACACCTGAGGCTCGTGGAGGCATGGGCCGGGATTGCACCGGCGTAGACCGCTTTGCAGGCGGCTCGATGGCTGCTCTCGCACCATGCCAAAGTCCCCTCGGAAGGAATCGAACCTCCGCCAACGTGGTTCGTAGCCGCGCGTACGGGTCCACCGCTCGAAGGGGTTGCGGAACCGACGGGTGTCGAACCCGCCTCAACGGCTTGACAAGCCGCCTGCCACACCGGCTGCATCCGGTTCCGTGCATCCACGAGGAATCGAACCCCGTCCTGGAGCGTGTAAAGCTCTTTGGTCACCGTGACCTTAGATGCGTTTGTGGTCCTCTTCTGGAACGATGTTGGGGCGGGACCTTGCCAGCAACACCTACCACCGATGGTCCGTGGGCAACCCGGGACTCGAACCCGGACTCTCTGGTTTCTAAGACCAGCGCCTTTGCCAGTTTGGCCAGCCGCCCGTACCGTGTCCAGCGCGGGAGTCGAACCCGCATCCCCGGTGTTTGAAACCGGTGGCTCTGCCAGTTGGCCTAGCCGGACGCATCTTCACTGAAATGGCCATATTCACCCACACGGTGAATATGCCGAAACAGTGAATATTGAGGGGCCACGGGGACTCGAACCCCGGCCACATGCTTGGAAGGCACGTGCATCACCCTTCTGCCATGGCCCCGTAGAGGCGATACGAGGAGTCGAACCCCGAGCGGCTGATTACGGAACAGCCGTGTTACCATTACACCATACCGCCAAGTGCAGGCATCCCACCTGCGTGGCTCTGTACTGCTGTCAGAGCTACAGCGAGGACCCGCTGGGAGTCGAACCCAGGACCTCCGCCTTACCAAGGCGGTGCTCTACCGCTGAGCCACGAGACCATGAATCTGGGAGGAGGGGCGTACGCTCCGTCCTCCCAGAGTGGACAACCGGGGAATCGAACCCCGAACTCCTGGTTGCAGGCCAGGCGTATTACCGTTGATACGAGTCGCCCATGTGGGGGGCTTCTCACCCCGCCTCGGGACTCGCGTCCGGCCCCGCCTACGACTAGGCGGTCGTATGGGCCGTGCGCCTCCTGCCGCAGTCCCTGCGGGGCTCGAACCCGCGCCACCGGCTTGAGCGGCCGGTGTCCTCACCACTAGACCAAGGGACCTTGCTACGTCAGGGTGGCAGGATTCGAACCTGCGTTCTCGCGGTTCCGGGCCGCGCGGTGTAGACCAAGCTCACCCACACCCTGTTTCACTAGCGTTAGAGCGAAACTATTCGATAGAGAGGCCCTCAGCCTTCTCAGGGTCTCCGCCCTCGCCGTTCGGCTCCTTCACCGGATTCTTGTCGAGTGAGATAGCCCGGCCGTAGCCGTATTCCAGAGCCTTGTTCAGTGCCAGCAGTCGCCGGTCCGGGCCGATGTCCTCGTACGGGGGCTTACCCCGTGCCGCCTTCAGCAGGTCGTCGAACAGAGCCGGTAGCTCGTCGCGGAGAATGGAAACCGGGTCCGCCTTGCGGCGGGCCTTCTTCGCCTTCGCCACCTCGGCGTACCTGGCCCGGGTCTCCTTCGTGTACGGAGTCAGGTTCTCGTCGTTCACACTACCCCTTTCGAGGAGGCGCCCGTTACAGCCTTCCCCCTCACAGACATACCTACTCGCAAACGAGCGAAAGGCCTTGACGGGCGGTTGGCCCTACTCACTGAGGGTGAGAGGCCCCTCTAAAGGGCCTCGAACTATAGGCCTTTCACTACGTAGGTGAGCGCGTCAAGGTACATCGCGCGGCAAGTCTCTGACCAGGGCGTTTATAGGCCAGTTGCAACGTGTTGCAGAACTAGTGCGAT